ACCTAGATAGCAACTTAGATAAGGAATGGGATTTCCTATCTAGAGATGACTTACCATAAATGTCGAACAACAATGGCTATACCCAAAAGGAACTTCTTAATATGGTTATTGAGCGACTAGATAAAATAGAAGATAAGTTAGATTCTAAGTTAGACAAACAAGAATTTTATAAAGTATTAACGCTGATTGTTGCAATAGGTGGAGTTGTTGCAGCACTTGTAATGTAAGGAGAATCATGCCTAAAGATAACAATGGTGGCTGTTGCGGTGGTGGATGTTGTGGCACTTTTTAGGAAGTGTTACTTAGACTTTGCCTAGCTTTATTTTTATTAATACCTACCCCTGTATTCGCAGAAGAAGTACCTGGTGAAGTTACAGTTAATGAAGCGTTTGAAGATGATACATACGAAACAGGTTTAACTATTAGTGGTGGTAATACTGCTGCATCTATTTACTGTAATGAACAAGGAAGATATGGAACTACAGGTTGTTCACTAGCTTTAGAAAGTGGTACTTATCTATTTGAATTTGCAGAAGATGTATATGAAATAGGATTTCTAGTTGGTGCAGTAAATAATACTTATGATGTTAAGTACTACTACTCTGATGACACAGATGAAACTATACAAAAAGCAGCGCAATCATGGGGAGAAGATGGCAATGATATGTATGATGATTTCTACAAATCATTTACCGATTACAACAATGATGAAGCTAACACAGATAAATTCATTACAAAGTTTGAAGTTACATTAACTGACATATCTGTATTAGATACACTGTACTGGCAGTATATAGATGAAAGTACTATCCCTACTACAACTACTACTACATCTACTACTACAACTAGCACTACTACAACTACTACTACTTTGCCTCCACCTCCTCCACCTCCTCCACCTCCACCACCACCCACACCTGAGGAAATTATTGTAGATATAGTGGTAGAAGGTGTAGATAAAACTTATACACAGGCTGATGTTAATGATGGAACTATAGAACGTGACCAAGAGCGTATAGATAATGAGTCAGAGTTTGGTTGCTTTATGACTAATGCACAGATAGAGCGAGGCGATTGCTTCATAATAATAGAAGAGGTAGAAGTTTTTGAAGATGATATCATAGAAGAAGAGGTAATTGTTACAGAAGAAGAGGTAATTGTTGAAGAGATTAAAGAAGATGTGGATGTCATCATTCCTAAGGATGATGTTGTTGTACTCGACCCACCTAAAGAGGAAGTATCTGAAGATGAAGTTGTGGAGTTTGAAGAACTCCCTATTGAGTTCGAGATTATTGAATTTGATTTGGAAGATATTGCACCAGAAATCGTGGTGGAAATACCAATACAAGATGAAATAGAAGAGGAAATTATAGATGAAGAAGTTAAAGAGGATGTCAAGGAAGTTCTGGATGAGCCGATACAGGAAGTTGTTATTGAAGATACGCCAACCACAACATTACCGAGAGTGGAAGATGAAGAACCCCTAGAGCTTACAGAAGAAGAAGTTGCTGTCGAAGTTGCAGAGATAGAAGAAGTTATTGTTATTGAGTTAGAGATAGCTACTGAAGAAGAGATAGAAGAGTTTACAGAAGAGGAGTTAGTAGAGTATGAAGAAGCAAAAGAAGAAGCAATACAAGAGTATGTACAAGACCTTACCAATGAAGAAGCATCAGAAGTCTTAGAAGAAGTTAATGACATTGGTGTACAGAACTTAGACCAAGCTACTGAAGAAATACAAGAAGTTGTACAGGCTGTTGTTGAGGAAGCTATAGCAGATGTTGCAGAGCTTACTGAAGAACAGGTAGAAGTTGTTGCTGAAGTATTACAAGTAGAAGCAGAAGATGTAGCTATTATTGCTGAGTCTGTTAAAGATGATGAAGTAATAGCAGAAGCTGTAGAAGAATACGTAGAACGTGCTGTAGAAAATACAGATGTAGAAGATTACACACTTGCTGATGTTGTCACAGAGGTACAGTATGAATCCTTTATTGAAAATCCAATAGAAACATTTATAGATTTAGATTTTGAAGATGTCACACTATCTAGTATCGGTGATGATATGACTCAAGACCAACGAGAAAAAGCTCAAGAGGTTGTAGTGCCAGTTATTTTGACTAGAATAGCTAGTATGGCAGCATTTATGTTTAGGAGAAGTTAATGATAAAGAAGATAGGTTCTTGGATTGTTGCAGCAATTAAAGAAACTCTCAACCTTAGCTGGACATTAGTAGGTTTAGTTATTGCAACGCTTACCCTTACGGGTACAGCACAGCAAGTAACTGGGCTAGCTACTGTTATTACACTAGCTATATGGCTGTTAACTATTAGTTTCAGAAAGGATTAATAATGAAATTGCAAGTTGTGAGACACCAATTTGGAAAAGATGCGACCAATGGAATGTTATTTATTGATGGTATCTTTGAATGTTATACACTAGAAGACCAGTATCAAGCAGTTAAAGTTATGCATGAGACCTGTATCCCTGAAGGTACATACGATATAGAGTTTAGAAAGACTGGTGGATTCCACGCTAAGTACACAGAGAGATACAAGAACGCACATTATGGTATGTTACATATACAAGATGTTCCTAACTTTACTTTTATTTTGATTCATACGGGTAATAGTGACGAGCATACATCTGGATGTTTGATAGTTGGAGAAACACAACAAGACTTAGACATCTCTAAAGATGGGTTTATCGGTTCGAGTGCAGTAGCGTACAAGAAAATGTATGCGAAAGTTGCTAATCAATTGTTACAAGGCAAGAAAGTTTCTATTGAATATACCACTATAGACAACCTACTTAACGCAGAAAAACCTACAGATGTTCAGGATAAATTACAAGAGATTAGTGGAGAGATACAAATTCTTAACGCTAAGCTAGATAAGAGGAACATAATATAATGTTTGAAAAGTTAAAAAGAAGTCGTAATTCTGATGGTACGTTCAAGACGGACGTAGTGTGGACGCCATGGAATGAAGCATGGGAGTATACAATGAGCCAAGAATACAAAGACGTTCTTAGTAAAACTGTATGGACTTTTGTTGAAGCGTTTATATCAGCATTAACAGTAGCACCACTTGTTGGTGTTGACGCTAATGCAGTACAACTCGCCGCCTTATCAGGTGGAGCAGCAGCTTTGGTTGTTGTGAAAGAGTTCGCTAAGAAACAAGTTGGTCCAAAAGCAGTAAAACCAAGTAAGTAATTTAAACAGCAAAGCCGAGGGTGTTATCCTTTCTACCTCGGCTTCTGCTATTTTTTAATTAAAAGGGAGCTACGCCCTCTTCGATATCATCTAGGTCTTTTGCTTTAGGCATCTCAGGCATAAACCATTCTTCAGGTGCTTTCTTATCGTTAGCAAATGAATCAATGTAATATATTCTAGGATTACCATTGTCACACTCTTGGTTCTTACACTTCCAATCAGGATACGTAGCTTTAATCTTTCCGTTAGCTTTATCTAATCTGTTATCCCATAGCTCACTATTACAAGATAAGCACTTAGGCTCTATAGTTCCTTTAGTTACTATTGTAATTGTCTCTACTGGTGCATCAACTTTAGGAGACGGAGCAGAGGAAGGAGTGTTCACAACCTCTGCTTTTTTAGTCTCCCGATTAGTCGTTGGCTTTACTTCTACGTTTTCTGCATAGTGATGTTCTTCAGATACACCACCTGTCCATAACTCCAGTCCGATTCCGAGTCTCATACAACATCTTTTAATGCCATCAGACACAGCTAACTTAAGTAGCTCACTCTCTGTTATGTTTCTGTTTACTGCATTGACATCAACATCTCCAACTTCTTCTATAGTTTGGTCTGTTGATTTAATGTACAGTTTGCACTTTGCACCTATAATACTATTGTCAGCACCTCTAACTACCTCATATGTGTAGTCATACCCACCAGGAATTACATCAACTAATCTTTGTGTGTATAAGTGATGGGGGACATAATCCCCGTACTTCCCCTTAGGGGCTTTCTTAACGACTTCCTTTGGGAAATTTTTCGTTAACTTTTTCTGTGTTTCTTTATCCATGAACACTCCTTTCTAATCGTTTGTATATGTTATACGTTGTCTTGTTTTAATGGTATATCTGTCAGTTTAAATTGTGCTTTGCGAAAGAGTTGGCATAAGCTGTTAAGACAAACTAACTCTGCTAGCTTAACAAACAATGCTTTCCCGCAATACATACAAATGTGTGACATATTTACTCCTCTAGTTGTACTAGATACTCTGCAGTAACTCCTTTATCAGGTTTGACAAACAACGTAAACTGACATGGTCTACCCATGCTAGCTAACTGTTCTTGTGCATAACTGTTGTAGCTTTCAGTAGAACCATTAACCCATACACGTACGTCATTAATATATAGTGATGTTGGTGTGTGGTAATGTCCTGCTACTGCGTGTGTAAAGTCTTCCATCAAGCCATTTGCTGCAAGAGCTTTCCAACCTAGTATTTTTTTATTGTATCCGTAAAAAGGTACACCCATTGAGCCACGTATGTTATCTCCATGGAAACAAAAGAACTTAGCTTTTTCTCCTAGATTTGCTACTGTGTACCAATGATTGTCAACGCCTTCGGGGATGTGAAACTTAATGCGTTTCTCTCCCGCGAACATTGTGTCTAATATTTTACCTAACATTCTATCAGCGTTTGTCTCAGGGTTATAATCTCTGCGTGAACGACCACCCAAAGCCCCGTGATTACCTATAACCCAGTATACTTCTACTTCTTTAAAGTTCTCTAACAGTATAGAAAAGAAAGTGTGCATGATTCTAGGACCATCTACAGTTACCTGTCTATATAAAGAACTGTCAATTAAATGTGACTGTCCTGGAAATATAAGCTCTCCTTCAACAATGTCTCCTAGTGCAAGCACCACACATTTATTTACAGTTGCGTTAGCTCTTTGTATTTCTGCTAACTTAACTATCTTTTCTGCGTAGAGTTTAACTCTTTTCTCAGCTACATTAGTGTCGTAGTCTGGGGTTCTCTTTGCGAGTTGAATATCTGATATCAAGGGAACACAGATTTGCTCATCTTTTTTTGTGGATTTTTTTGTTGTTGGTTTATTTATATCGGGGAACTGTAAAGTCCTCATACCATCTCTAGCACCTTGAAAGACTGCCTCAACCATATCAGCTTTCTTGTCTTTTAATTTGTCTATTTGCTTTAATAGTCTGGTGTTAGTATCTTTGAGGTCTTTAATCTTAGAGCTTTCAGCTTCTGCTATAAGCTCTAATAGTTCTTTATCGTTAGATATTTTTTTCTTCATGGCGTTTCTCCATGTTTGCTAACCATATACGGACACGTGAACGTGATACTTCAAAGTTAAATTCTCTTTCTAATATCTCACATACAACCCTAGCGTTAGCTTTTACGCCTTGATTTTCTACCCTGTCCGATAGTGTTTCTATAAAAGGAACTGCGTCTTTTGGTAGTCTCTCAAACCATTGGACATTCCCTGCTTTTATTTTTGCAGTTGCCTCATTCAATAAGAATTGGACATCTGGCTTTCCTGTTTTGTTTGTATTATTACTCATAGGTAAAGCATAACATGGTTGTGATGTAGTTGCAAGGATATATAAATATATGTGTACGCATATGCGTAGTGAAATAAAAAAAAAGGTGGCTAAACCGAAGTCTAACCACCTAATTTATTAGTACGGCAATAGGTAAGAGAGTTACCTATTACTTAAGAGATAGCTGTTTAGCTACCTTCAATACTGTTTCCCTATGTTCTATAGGAATAATATTATTCTTACGCATAAAACGAGCAATCTCATCTCGTTTCTCATTATCAAGGTAATCGTTTCTACCTGTGTCCTCATCTACACCAAAGACCATTTGGTCGGACACCCATATTCTAGGCTCTGGTTGTTCTGCTAACCAACGTAGACCATCTAGGTCAACAGAGTTAGCACCATGATTACTTAAGCTCTCTAGAGCATCATTGCTTATCCTACCATTCTGAGCTATGATTTGTATTTGTCCATCATAACCATTAATCTTTCTGTTGTAGCCTACATACCCTGCAACATTAGATGCTGGTAATAGTTCAACAATTTCTCTGATGTCCTCTTTGTATAGCCCCATAGAGCCAGAACAATCAATCATCATAGAGCCACCTGCAACAGTAGTTTTTCTAGTGAAAACCTTTCTGTCGCTAGCCATTCTATGCATACGTCTGGGTACAACACCTCTATCAGAGCTTGATTTTCTAAGCTCTCTAATAGCTTTGTCAATCCGTTCATCTGGTCTGAATGGTTTTATCTTGGCTTTACCATGAACACCATGTGCAACATCACTCTCAAAACGCACCATATGTTTATGTCTAATGCTAGAATGTTCTATGATTTCTTGAGCCAACTCATCACTAATGTTCTTAGGTAGAACTAGCATATCGTTCTCGCCTTTAGGTCTACCTTTCTGTTCTTTACTAGGCAAACCAACTTTAGCAACACTACTCATGTTCCGTTCTTTACCTTGTAATATTCTACGTATTTTGTTTACCCGATAACGAACTTTAGTATCAGAGAGTTTTATCTGTACCCATTTAGTACGTGTACGATTGTCCTCAGTCTTATACTCTCGCCAAGCACCACTATCAGTAGACATTGTCCAGAACACATAGTTCTGAGCGTCTCCAATTATGTTCCATGCTGTATAGAAAGCATTCATAATTACTTGAGTGTCTTGTTCAATAATATATTGTGGGGTTTTAAAGTCCACTTGTTGCCGAACAACACTCTCAATAACAGTCTGTACTCTATGTCTCTCAAGGTCTTGCATGTTACCACAAGCCCACGTATCTATTACATCTTTCATAAAAGCAGGTACGTTATTGTCCTCATAAAGTTTATTTATTAACCTTATAAGATTAGTGATAACATTATCTACGTCTAATCTAGGTACATTAGGTGCTTTGTATAACTCGTGAAAAGTTACCTCTTCTTTAGTAGCAGTATTGTTCTCTACTTTTTTAGCTATAGCACCACTAAATGAATAAGAAATAGCTTTATTTCCGTCCCACATATGAGAATTTCGTTCTCCATACATGTCACGAAGTACTCTATCTTTTCTTAACTGAGCTA